TGTCCAGAATGCCTCTTACTTGGAATGGTAGACCTGCTCCGATAATGCACCCGACTACGGACGACGGACAACCGATCACTTGTAATTATCCTTCGGTGCTAGAGCAACAGAACGCGGGTTGGATCTTTAACGTAAAATGGGAACAAAACAACAGACGTCTAAAAGGTGAAACTTGGATAAATGTACAGCGGGCACGGGAGATATGTCAACGGTTAAATCTCCCGGACGTAGTCAATATGATCGAAAGGGGAGATCCGGTGGAAGTGTCTACCGGATTGCATCCGGAACAATCAGAGCCCGCCGGAGTTTGGAATGGAGTGGAATATGACACCAAAGCGAATGGCATAACTGCCGATCACTTGGCACTTCTCCCCGGAGGAAGGGGCGCTTGCTCCTGGGAGGATGGGTGCGGAATAAGAAATAATGAAAAGGAGGGTTTAAATGGTATGAAACGGACTAAAGATCCAAATAACAACGGGGCGGGGAATCAAAATCAAAAGGCTTCCGAATCCCCGCAAACAAAGGAGCATCCTTTAACGGCCAATCAAGTCTCAGAAGGGTATAGTCAGTTGCTCGAAAAAGTTCAACGCAAGTTGGACAGTATGGACGACGATTTGCGCATACATTTCTTAGAAGAATTGTATGAGAATGAAGTCGTTTACCGGATCAGGAACAAGGATTCAAACGAGGAAAAGTTCTACATGCGTCCTTATTCGGTTAACGAAGATGGAAGCGTGAACTTTGATGAGGAGCCGGAACAGGTTCGGAAAGAGGTTGACTATGTTCCGATCCAACAGCAACAACAGCAAAGCGATTCGCAAACCAATAATAACGAAGAAAAGGAGGAAAATATGACCAAGGAAAACAAACAGGCAAACAACCAGAACGGGTGCTGTCCCGAGAAGATCGAGGCGGTTATCAATTCTCAGAGTAATGGATTCACCGAGAATGACCGGGAATACTTGACCCAGCAGAACGAGGAATTTATTGACAAACTCCCTGTAGACAGTCAAGACGATTCCCAAACTCAGAATCAAACTCAGGAATCCGGGGCGAAGGACCAAGTTGATTTTGATACCTTGCTCGCGAACGCAGACGCCGAAACGCAGGAGTCTATCAAGTATGGTCGCCAAATGTTCGTCCAGAAACGGAACGAAATGATCCAGACCATAATGAACGCCTCGACTAATCAATTCACCGAGGATGAGTTAAAGAGTTATGGGTTTGAGACTCTGTCCAAGATCGCAAATACCGTAGGCAAACCCGTGGATCATAGTCTTGGCGGCGGGAATGCTCCCAGTAATAACGCAGGCGGGGAGAGCGAATACGAGGAAGGGTTGGAAATGCCCTGGATACAAGAGGAAAAACCTGCGAGTGATAAAACTCAATAAGGGAGATCTTCGCGAACGATACAGGGTCGATCTAAATAAACAATAAATTAAGCAACAAGGAGGTTGCCAATATGAGTAACGCAAACACTGTACGGTTGATGGATTACAGCAACAAGTTCAAGGAATTCGATCTTTCTGCAGCCGCAATTGCCGGCATGTTGATGGAGATTGATTCCGACGGTAAGTTGAAACCGAATTCCTCCGGAGAAGACACCAACGCTCAGAAGATCTTTCTGTTTGAGAAGGAACTGGAAGGAAAGGAAATGAACGAACAGCTGGAGAGCGGCGAAAAGGTACAGGCTTGGTATCCGGGTCCCGGCGACGAAGTAAATGCCATATTGGTTGACGGGGAAACCGTCAGCATAGGCGATTTGCTCGCAAGTAACGGGGACGGAAAACTTCAGGCCACCACAGCTACAGCCGCCGCCGTAGCGGTAGCAAGAGAGGCAATGGACCTGTCCGGTTCCAGCGGCGAAGAGAGTTCCGGGGCTCTGGGATACGACAAGAGGATCAGAGCCGAAGTTCTGTAAATCGTAAATATTCGACATCATAACGTAAAAACAAGAAACAAGAAACATAGGAGGAATAACACTATGAATATGGAACTTAGTGCAGTACAAAACGGTCAGCTGGTTAGCGGGGGACCCGTGGCAGAGAGCCTGTTGGCCAATAATATGAATCCGTCTGTTATGCGTCCCTTTTTCAATGATAGGGGACAGCCTTGCGTATCCATGGTACAGAACGGAAAACACGTCGCGGTCCCCGCGCCTAACGTCAACGCGGTACTCCGTAAGGACGAATGGAAGCAGATCGACGACGCAGTTTCCCGGGTACATAGAGAACGCTTGATTGGAATTCAGGATCTCTTGAACAGAGGCCTGACTTACAATCTTACAAACCCCATGGCTACCACGGTACTGGAATTTGAAAAGGTTTCTGACTCCGGTAGCGCTCAGATGGATATGGACGGAATCAATCGGGGAACCAACGACAGGCCCAAGTTCAGCCTGGACTATCTCCCTGTGCCGATTATCCACGCGGATTTTCAGTTCAACAGTAGGGTTTTGGCCGCTTCCAGAAAGCGCGGAGATCCCTTGGATACTACTCAAGCCGAGAATAGTACAAGGCAAGTCAGCGAAATGCAGGAGGATCTGCTTTTTACTGATGAAAAGTATTCCTTCGGAGGGGGTACAATTTATTCCTACATAAATCACCCCAGTCGTATGACCTATACTATCTCCAAGGCTTGGGACGCCAGCGATAAAACTGGAGCGGAGATCGTGGACGACATAAAGGCCATGAAGCAGAAGTTCATCAATAACCGTCTTTATGGACCTTACGTGGTTTATCTCCCCACCAATTACGAAACCAAGTTGGACGAGGATTACACCAGCGGATATCCGAAGACCATAAGGGCTCGGATTCTGGAGATCGAGAACATTGACGCCGTTAAGGTCGCGGATCATTTGCCCAAGGATACGGTATCAATGGTTCAAATGTCCTCTGATACTATCAGGTTGGTAAACGGTATGGGTGCTACCTCTACCCAGTGGGAAAGCGAAGGCGGATACGCCATTAATTTCAAGGTTCTGGCCATCAGGATTCCGCAGATTCGCACTGACTACGAGGGACGAACTGGAGTGCTCCATGCCGCGATTTCCAGTGCAGCTAATTGGTAACCAATAACCGGCAGTAATCAGCTGTCGTATTGATTAAGGGGAAATTATGCGAAGAAAAAATGATCTTCCGAGGTTTAAGAATACCAGCTCCGGTCAACATACTACCTATGACGGTAGAGTTATTGATCCCGGTGTATCTTTTCGGGATGAGCCCACGAATATTCCGGTTGCGTTTAGAGACGTAATAGTCCCGTTGGATGAGATAAATCCCGAGCCCGAGCCTGAGCCTGCCAATCGACTAGTGAAACGACATAAAGGCGGCGGCAAATATAATATCGAAGATGAAAACACCGGGAAGGTATTGAACGCGGACTATCTCAGTAAAGCGGACGCCGAACGGATTGTGGCGGACCAAGACATGGGACTGGTCGGCACGGCAACGGACGAATACGAACGCGGGCTTCATGACGAGGAGTTGGACGAGCAAGCAGAGCCGCAAGAAGAGGAGCCGGAAGATGAAGAATAATGGGGCTGATTATATACCGCCGTTGTGGACTGGACAAGAGTGCTGGATAATCGGCGGCGGATACTCCTTGATAGAGGAATTTGAGGTCCCTTATGATTTGTATAAACAGATAGCAGAGGGGCAAACGCAAATCAGTGCTTTGTCCCCGTATCTGGAACCCTTACAAAATCAGTATGTAATCGGAACAAATTTAGCTTATCAATTAGGGGATTGGGTTGACGTGCTTTATTTCTCTGATTGTTCATTTTTTCTGTATCATCAAAACGCTCTTTCCCAATTCGGAGGGATGAAATTTTCCAGTTGTAAACGATTCCAAAAGAATAAGTCTCGGGGAGTTCGATATCTCCCGAAACACCCGGAACTTAAAACGGGATTGACTGATATGCCAGGACATATAATTTGGAATTATAATTCGGGGTTTGCTGCTATTAATCTCGCCTTACATATGGGAGCAACACGCATAGTATTAGTGGCGTTTGATATGAGGAACGGTCCGAACGGGGAGACTCATTGGCATGGGGGACACGCGGAAAAAGTAGACACCCGGAAAGGTAATCCATATAAACGTCATTTAAAGGGAGCACGAGCCATAGCACAGCAAGCCAAAAAGCGGGGCGTGGAAATAATCAACGCGACTCCCCGGAGTAGCATAGAGGCATTCCCAAAATGTTCAGTAAAGGAGTTATTTTATGGCTAATCAAGACCATCAAATATTAACTATTATTCCACCTCAAAAGGATGCGGATTCGGACGTCCGTCCCCAGTCAGGTCACGGGACTCAGATCAAAAACGAGGATGGGGACTCGGTGTATGGCGTGACTAGTATTAATATTGAGATTCTACCGGATGAGGTAATCCGCGCCCGATTTGAGGCTTTTATAAATCTAAATCATCAATTTTCAGTAAGTCCTTATATGAGTAAGATGTGGGCGCAGGACCCAACGGACGGCAAGGTCAAATATATTAACAAAATAGAGTTTGATGACGGGAAAGTCGTACAGGCAGGAGAGTAATCATGAATATGCCAGATCCTATATTAATCACAGGAGCGGCGAGATCCGGTACATCTATGGTAGCGGAAATCATTAAAACCTGCGGCGCATTTGGCGGGGATACGGGTGGACCGCACCGCAATAATAAACATGGCATGTTCGAGAATTTACAGATCAGAAAACTTTTAGAAAAACCGTATTTATCTAAGATTGGAGCTGATCCGAAGGCACAATATCCTCTACCCACTACATCCGATTTATGGATTCCAAAAGATTGGCGGCGTACTGTACATGATATAATGTTAGCTGAAGGATACCCTGGAAGCGGTCAGTGGTTTGTCAAATCGCCCAAAATTTGTTTGGTATGGCCTGTATGGGCGTACGCTTTCCCGCAGGCAAAATGGATAGTAGTTCGGAGACAGGATGAAGATATTATTCGTTCATGTCTTCATACTGGGTTTATGAATCACTATCAGGACAAAGAAGGTTGGCAACATTGGCTCAATATTCATAAACAGAAATTCAGGGAAATGATCGAGGAAGGTTTAAATATTCGGATGGTCTGGCCGGAGAAATTAGTTCATGGAGACTACGGCGGGATCATGGAGACGATAGATTGGTTAAGGTTAAATTGGGCCGGATCAAAGGTTCATAATTGTATAGAACCAAAACTATGGAAGGCCCGGGGAGGGAATAAGAAATGAGTGCAGTAAAGAGGATTTCCGCCGAGGAGGCAAGGGAAATCATAAATACGACTTTAACGTCAGGAAGGATTGAAACCTATATACTCGGGGCCGCTGAGTTTATAGAAAATGCGCTCTCCGGGAAAGGCCTAACTGAGGATCACTTGAAGGAGATACAGAGGTGGATGGCCGCCCATTTGATAGCCACTACCAGCGAACGTCAGCTTCAGAAGGCGGGAGCCGGACCTGCCAGTGCGACATATTTCGGAGTTCCCGGAAAGGGCTTGGAAGGTAGTACATATGGACAAACGGTATTGAATCTGGACTTTACCGGAACATTGGCCGAAATGAACGAAAATTATAAAGTGGCTAGATTGGAGGCTTTGTAATGGCTGATCCATTAATTAAATTCTATGATTCGGTATGCGTCCAGAAGGCGGTACTTTGGTATAATTCCAAAGTCATAGACGATTTCGGTAATAGATCATACGACTCTACGGAAATAAACGTGCGTTGGGACGGAAAACGTCAATTAGTCCTGAATGAGAACGGGGAGGAAGTCGTATCAGAGGCAGAGATAATGATTGCTAGCGATACTCCGGAAATCAAAAGCGGAGACTATATATATTTAGGTACTTTAAATGATCTGGATAGCGATCAGTTGAACGATCCAGTAGGAATCGGACACCGAATCATAGCAGTCAATACGACTCCTCTTTTTCAATCTAATTCAGAGTTTATACGGACGGTGAACGTATGAAGAAAGATGGATTGTATGGGGTTTCAAACCTGCTCGAGAATCTGAATAAAGAGATCCGCCAGATCAAGGGCCGGGGAAAGAAAGGATTGCGGCGTGCGGCTATTATGGTTGAAAAGGATTCACAGCAATTATGCCCCGTACTCACCGGGAATTTGAAGGGGAGTTCGTACACGAAGATGATTGATGAGGCTCCGCCCAAAGTAGAAGTAGGATACACCGCCGTTTACGCTCCAATTGTCCATGAGAATCCGAATACTGGACAAACTCCCCGACACAAGGCTTTCAACAAAAAGGGCAAAAAGATAGCGTCCACAGTTGGACAATGGAAATTTCTAGAAAAAGCACTCAAGGATAACCGAACTAGGATCATTGAAGTGATCGTGGAGGAGGCACGGAAATGAGACCACCCAGTCAGGATATAGCGCAGATCATAAATAATAACGTAGGGGAACTTACACTACAGGATAATTTGTTTGTACAGTTCTCCCCGGACAAACCGGACTTCCTAGTTGCGGTGTACGATAGTCCTGGCTCTGCGCCCGATATGCACAATTATCGTTATGAGGGGGTTATGGTACGGGTTCGGTGTCTAAAGTACGCAAATGGGTGGGATATGGGCAATACTATTGGACTTTTACTCCATGCTCGCGAAGGAGACGTATTTAATGGAGTGAAATATACAGGAATCTGGTGGACAGGCAACGTCGAACCTGTCGGACTTGATGAAAACAATCGACAGTTATTCAGCATAAACTTTAACATACAAAGGAGGTAAATCATATGCCTAGTAATGCAATTAGTGGAGTGGGGACCAAGTTCCGGCGGTGGAATGCGTCCCTGAGTAAATGGGAAACGGTAGGAGAAATCAACAGCATATCCGGGCCGGGAATGTCTAGAGAAACGATAGATGTTACCAATTTAAACAGCGAAGACGGTTGGAGAGAGTTTATTACATCTTTCCGCGATGGCGGCGAGGTTACACTGTCCATGAACTATACCCGGGACACTTACGAAACCATGTTCAACGACTTTATGTCGGATCAAAGGCAGAAATATGAAATCATTTTGCCGGACGACGACATAACAACTATGGTTTTTGACGGTTTGGTGACCAATGCCCCTTGGGAAATCCCCACGGACGACAAGATCACCAGCGAAGTAACCATTAAAGTAAGCGGCGCACCCCAGCTCGAGAGCGGGAGCGGATCGTAAAGTCTAATCTATAACCAAAAGGAGGGCCTAATCATGGCACTTTTATCAAGAGGCGAACTACTACAACCGGACGAAATCAAGATAGAGCCTGTATATGTGGATGAGGAAAACTATGTATATGTTCGGGAAATGTCAGCGAAGGGAAAAGACAATTTTGAACAATCTCTCACCAAGGAAGTTCGACAGGAAGATGGAAGTATAGATTTCCAAAGCGATCCTCAAGACTACCGGGCCAAATTGCTGGTAAATACGGTATGTGATGATCAGGGAAATCTGCTTCTTACTTACGAGGACGTTCAAGCGTTATCCGAGAATAAAGGGGCGCGCAAGATCGAAAAATTGGTGAATAAAGCGAGTTCCTTAAATGCCGTATCGAAACAGGATCGGGATGATATGGTAAAAAACTCCGAAGCCGACAAAACCGCAGGTTCCAATTCCGACTCTGCAAAGAGTTAGGATATAGGCACCCAAATCAATTACTTGCGGAAATGTCGGCAGAAGAGTTAAGAGAATGGGAAGCATATGACGAAATTGAACCGATTGGACATGATTGGAGATCAGATTATAGGACCGCTCTCACTTGCTCTACGTTGGTTAATGTTGCTAAACGGGTGGCCGGAGGAAAGGGAGAACCCACCAGTTATAAGGACTTTCTTATTTACTGGGACCCATACGATCCAAATCATCCGGATCGAGAACAAAAAACCCAATCAGTCGATCAAATGCGGTTTATTCTGCGCGGGATAGTAAAACAGCGCGGGGGACAGGTACAACAGCGGGACCCGGAAAAACATGAACAGCTTAAAAAGGAGCTGGGAATACAATGAATATTGGCGAATTAACAGCACGAATGGGTCTTGATTGGTCGGATCTTAAAAGGGGCCTGAACAGGGCGGAAGACAAGATCCAGAATTATCAATCCCAAGTCAGCAGAAGCCTTGGAAAAGCGAGAGCCAAGTTTCAACAACATGCCCGTAGTGCCAAGACTGAGTTGGGAAAGGTCGAAGGGCCTATCTCCACTGCCCAACGTAGATTGGGCGGACTACAATCCGCCGTCGCGGGGGCGGGCGCTGCATTCGCGGGACAACAGTTCGTCAGTCGAATGGCAGATTTCGAGCGTTCCATGTCTATGGTGGAGACTATATCCGGAGCAACTGCGGACCAAATGAAAAATCTACGCGCACAAGCCAAGAAGATGGGCAGCACAACGGAGTTCTCCGCCAGCCAAGCTGCTGACGCCCTCCGGTTCCTGTCTATGGCTGGATTGGACGTTAAACAATCAATGGGTACTCTTCCTCGAATGCTTGATTTGGCTACT